ATGGTTAAGAAATTCTCCGACCTTCGGGCGCAAATGTCGCCTGAGGCACAGGCCCGCGTCGAGGCCAAGGCCCAGGAACTGTTGGCTGAAATGCCCCTGAATGAGTTGCGCCAGGCTAGAGGCTTGTCGCAGAAGATGCTGTCTGAAGTGCTGCAGGTGCAGCAGCCGGCAATTGCCAAAATGGAGCGGCGTACGGATATGTACATCTCCACCTTGCGCAGCCACATCGAAGCCATGGGCGGCCAGCTGGAAGTGATTGCACGCTTCCCGGATGGTGCGGTGAAAATCAGCAACTTCGCGGATATCGAAGAGGCAGGCGCCTAAGGAAGCTCCGAACAAGTCAGTCACACGCAACCGATTGGCGACCTGACTCCTTTTTCAGCCCAGCCTTCGGGGGCTGATTCACCCGAAGCCAGGCTTTTGCCCTGGTTTCTGTGTTTTACACGCGTACCTCTCCTGCGCCGGCCAGCAAGTGCCGACGGGCCATCCATAGGTTCGACAGGGCGAACAGCGTCACCAGTTGCACGGTGTTCTTGGTCAGTCCCCGAAGCGCACCTGCAAGGCCTGTTCGGCTATGCCTGCGAGGCTTACAAGCTTCTCGCCCGTGATGCCGTGTATGACCCGTTCTGGTCGCTGATCATGCAGGACGTGAAGGTCCGACCCGCTGATCGAACGCGTCGAATACCGCCGCTACCACAAGACGACCATGGGCTTCTCCGGCAAGAACTGCGAGATGTTCCTGGGCCAGTTCATCTGCCTGATCGCACGGGAGCGCATCCCCGCAAAAAAGGCGATTGAGTCCGCCCACCGACTGGAGTTCTGGCACGTCATCGAAGACCACTATCTCGCCAAGGGTTGGACTCGTCGCGATCTGGAAAGGCATATACACAAGCTGATGTGTGATCGGTATCTGCGGCGGGGGTATGCCGTCTAATGTCGATCACCAAGCTCCCCGATGGCCGTTGGTTCGTCGATGTAGAACCGATCAAGGGCAAGCGCTTTCGCAAGCGGTTCAAGACCAAGGGCGAAGTCCAGCGGTTCGAAGCCACCGTGCGGCAAAGAACCATTGAAAACTCTGCCTGGACGCCAAAGCCTAAGGACCGTCGTAGGCTCTCCGAACTAGTGCAACTCTGGTACGACCTACATGCCCACTCACTGCGCGACGCACCCCGGCGACTCTCCAAGCCGCTGCAATTGGCTGCCCGACTGGGTGACCCGATTGCGACGGCCCTGGATGCATCCTCTTACGCGAGCTTGCGGCGGAAGCGGCTGGAGGAGGGGATATCCGGGAAGACCCTGAACAACGAACTGGGATACATTCGCGCGGTGTTCAATGAGCTGAAGGACCTGGGCCAGATCGACTACGACAACCCGCTGGCCGGGGTGAAGCTGCTCAAGCTGCAGGAGGGGGAACTGTCCTGGCTGACGACCGAGCAGATCGGCGAGCTTCTCGACTCCATCCGCAACCGGTGCGACAACCCACATACCGAGCTGGTGACGCTGCTCTGTCTGGCTACCGGTGCTCGATGGTCAGAGGCTGAAAAGCTCCCCGCTCAGCGGCTCCAGGGCAACGTCGTGACCTATGCGGGAACCAAGTCAGGGAAGGTTCGCCACGTACCGATTCCAGCAGAGCTGGCTGACCGGGTGAGGGCGCACTGGCCGATGCATGGTCCGTTCACGTCCTGCATCACATCCTTCCGCCGCGCCCTGGAGCGCACCACAATTCAATTACCTCAAGGCCAGGCTAGCCACGCTCTCCGGCACACCTTCGCCAGCCACTTCATGATGAATGGCGGGAACATCCTCACGCTGCAGAAAATCCTGGGTCATTCGACGCTGACGATGACCATGCGATACGCCCATCCGTCGCCTGATCATCTTCAGGACGCTGTGAAATATGGGCCATTAAGGTGGGCCTAGTACTACACTCACTAATTTATATTCGCACTTAAATCCAAGTGCTTGATTAATGTGCTTGTGACTATGCATGAGCTCATATCTTGCCATGAAGGGAAGCGAGTTAATGTCTGGATCTGCTTTTTCGGTCAATATGCAAAATATAATTGTGTAGTCGTTTGTTACTATGTCGTTTCGATTATCTGGGAGTATGTCTGTGAAGGCTTGGGTGGGCCTTTCGTTGTGGTTTTCTGTAATGTGTTCGCGCATGCTTTCTCGGCACTTTTGATCTGATATGAATGCGTCGGAATAAAATTTCCCCTGAAGGAATAAGTGACTGATAGAGGCGGAGCCGGACTTTAGTCGCTTTACGTGAATTAACGATTTATCTGAGTGTAGTAAGTCACATACCTCGTAAATTCGCTCCCCAGCTATATGGACTTTTGCTTTGTCAAAAAGAAAAATGTCATTGTTTGTGTTGTATAGCTCTTGGTTGTAGATTTCCTCCCGATTTTGGTTTCTCTGAGCGTCCCATATTGATACGTTGTTGGTAAGGTATGCACTTTGATTGGAGGGGATATCTGATACGTAGTCTTCAACTTCTTGCTTGAAGTCCGTCGATACTTTTTTCCATTGTGCCATGCTTAGTATATAGGTGTCGTTGTTTAATTCTATTTCTGCGACTAAACACCTATAAACTGGCCAGCTCGTAACTTTGTTTCCTGTCTCGCTACTCCAAACGTAAATTTTATGCGTCTTCAAGCTGTTAATGCTCGATCTATCGCTAAACGCTCTACGTGAAGTTATGAAATCGTCAACAGATAGATCGTCGTGCTGGTCGCCGCCCTCTGCCTTGTATGTGAAATACCTGCTCTCGAAGTCTGTAAACTCCGGGGGGGAGAGATGGATGTTCTCGAAGTTTCCATTCCTGATCCTTTCAAATACTTCACTGTCTAGCTGCTGTATAGTATTTGGGTCGTTCTCGAAGTGGAATTTTGAATAGCCTTGGAAGACTTGCAGGTAGTTATCTTGGTTGTAGGCATCTTCTAGGGTTTGCAATTTTGGTATTAGAGACTCCCAGTTCAAGGGGTTGTCATTTTTTATCTTGAGTGAGATGTTATCTTTGCCAGTGAAGGATTTTATGAAGTTGTATTCTGCGCGAGCGACTCCTGTTACTGATCTAAGAAACTCCTTTTCATCATTAATCTGAAATACACTTAGGTTGCTTCCTGTGCTGATTTGTCTTTCTGCGTGCGTGGATACTGCTTCATGTATATTCGTCTGTATTCGTCGTAATTTTTCGGTATCGCAAATATTCATTGCGACTCTCAGTCCGAAGTCTCGAACAATCTTTTCATTGTCCAGAAAGGTTTCTGCGCCTAGTCCGAATGTCAGTGCGTAAAATTTCGAGATGTTTTGAGTTGTTATTTTTATTGCGACGACAGCGCATGGGAAAGTGTTTCTGCAGTTGAAGTTTATGGGCTCATCGGTCCCCTCGTTAATAAAAACTATCCAGGGGACATCTGCAGCAGTCTTCTGTGTTTCATGTTTTTTGTGAGAAAATGACGCCTGAACTTCAACGCCGGCCGGTGCATTTTCAATTCTTATAGGTCTTAACGGTGGCAGAGGACGGCGTTTACCATCTGTCTCATTAATAAATTCGTCGAAACTAGTTATGTGTTCTTTGATCTTATAGACGGTTAGCTTCTCGAGACTCATATGACCTCCTGTCGATGTCTATCCTGACTGCTGGTGAATTGCCATTATGGATGGTAGACAGCGCTTTGGTCTTTGTCACGGAGCGAAAACGAGTGCGCGAGCAGGAGGAGGAGCAAGGTGGAAGGATGAAATTCGACAGTTTGCGACACTAAACGGGTGGAAACGAAAAAGCCCCTGAAATTCACTAGGAAAATCAGGGGCTTATCGTTTGCGTTTGGTGGAGCCGGGGGGATTTGAACCCGCATCTAGCCCCCATTTGACGCGGCTTCCAGGCTGGAAGCTGTCATAAGGCTGTCATTACAGCTAAGACCCGTGATCGTATACGGTGAAATCTCTATCGATCCAAAGGATGTGAAATACCCGACCGTCGCGATACCCGACCATTGGGGCTTTGCCAATTGCACGGAATGAGATCAGGTTGGTGTCGTCTGTAACGAAGGCTGGAATTGCGGCCTTGAAGGATGGACGCCCGATAATCTCGAACCCAAGACCATGGCGAGGGGCTTGCTTGATCTGTTGCCAAGACATTTGGCTGAGAGTGCGAAGCTTGGATAGTACCTGGCTTCTCTCATCAGACGTGCACTCCGACACGCAGTAATCCGCCTGCATGAACTCGAAGGAAAACAAAGGCGGCTTCAGCTCCGGGTTCTCAGTAGGTGCTGGCCTTTCCTTGAGTAATAGACTGCTTTTAGAGCCTCTATCCCTGAGACGTGCCATGCCACGCCCTTACTTCACAAGGGTTTTAAAGAACTGGCGCATGTCGTCCGCAGGAATTTCACGGCTCATCGCCCCTGCCTGATAATTGTTCCGCCAGGGGGCTTCTTCGTGGGTCATCTCGCGCAGTCGCCAAGCCGAATACTGCCCGTAGATCTGCTGCACTTCATTGAGCAGTTCTACTTGCTCGGGGCTGAACGCTTCCAGATTGAAGTCTATGGGCGCTGGGATGCTGCCCGAGCCGAACTGCTTGTAGTGGTGATAGACGTTCGGCACGACAGGACCGTGCGTCCATGCTTCGATGGAGTCAGTGAACAAAGGCTCATCGTAGACGGCGAGATGGAAGCCCTGAGCGTAGTACACGAGCTTCTGCAGCTTCAGGTTGGACACAAGGTCGCCGGCCTCTTCGTTGGATTGGGCGAGGAAAAACTTCGCCACATCGATAGAGCTTGGCATAAGACCTCCTTGGTCATTTCCTGTGGATAACGTGTGTATAGCATGTGACATCAAAACGGTCGATGATTATCCGCTAGCCTTCAAGGATGTCAATTGAGGCTCGTCGCCTTGCCACATCTGCTCAGCTTTTCCCCCTGCCGACGCATCTGCGGCAGGCATCCATCTGCCATATACCCTGGCAATCATGGTCCAGTCGCTGTGCCCCATCTGTGTGGCTACCCACATCGGATGCTCCCCGGCAGACAGCATCATGGATGCGTAGGTGTGCCGGGTCTGGTACGGACGACGGTAGCGCACGCCGGCCTTCTTCAGCGCGTAAACCCAGAGTGTTTTCCGGATCGGTCCGTCGCCGGCCCATCGCTCGCCCGTCCTCGGGTTCTGGAAGACTTCCTGATTGGCCAGGTAGGTGAATTCCTTTTGCGCCTTCAAGGCTTCCAGCGCAGGGCCGAGCAGCTTGATGCTGCGCCGGCCGGAAGTGGTCTTCGTCACCTCCGCTTTTCCCTTGGCTGCCTGGGTCATGGCGCGGGTGACGCGCACCTCGCCGCGGAGCCAGTCAATATCGCCCCACTCGAGGCCGACGAGTTCGCTGGTACGCATCCCCGTCCAGAATGCGAACTGTACTAGGTTCCGCCCTTGACCATCGAGGGCACTCAGAATCGCCTGCTGCTCTTCCGGCGAGAATGGGTCCACGTCGTCGTCCTTGACCTCTCCCTTCCTTGCGTATGTCCAGCCGGCGAGGGGGTTGCTGTCGATCAGTTCCTCTTCCATCGCATCACTGAGGGCCGAGCGTAGGCAGCTCTGGATATTGCTGAGCGTCTTGTTGCTCACCTTCAGGGTGTCCAGCCAATCCTTGACGGCCTTCCGCTTCAGGTCGACCACCATGACGGGCCCAAGGGCCGGCACCAGACGAAGCTCTACAATCTTCCTGTAGCCCTCGAAGGTGCTGCTGGAGACGTGCTTGCGCTTCGACTCAAGCCATCGGCCAAGGAATCCCGCAACCGTCTCGCGTGACGCCTCAGGCGCAAACTTGGCGGCGCGCGGAGATCCAGGAAATGTCACCGAGTAGTCGAAGGTACCGGCGGCGATCGCATGTTCGATAGCCGCCTTGTGCTGCTCTGCTCGCTTCAGGTTAGTGGCGGTGGGCTTGAGCGAGATGCGCTCCCGGCACCTGACGCCGCGATACATGAACGTGATTTCGATACTCGAATCAGAGACTGCCCTGACTCCCCGCCCATCTCTACCCATGCTTCATACCCCTCTACATCAATAAGCGTCCGGCCATCCGGTGCTTTTTTCCATATCTCGCCGAGGCGCCAGATTCCGTCGCGGATCTTCGAGCGCACGGCGTCTTCGGTGTAGCCAGACTCGCTGGCGAATTTTTTAACAGTCAGGTAGCGCATTCCTGAGGCCTAGGCTTGAATGCAAGCCCCTCCCAGCGGCCGGATGGGCCGCGAATCTCGCAGCGCCGAACGTAGGCCCGGCGTTTCTTACTGTCGAACAGTGCCTGGCAGGCATCCATCCGTTCACCGTCGTTCGTCATTGCCAGCAGCCTGGCGCGGTCACCGCTGTTGACGAAGACGAATCCGTCCTTGATCTTCCCGTACCCGCTGGTTCGGTATAAGGCCCAGCGCGCCCCACCTTTCTTGCCTCCCTTCGACCCTTCGGTCAGGTAGAACGCAAACTCTCCCCTCATCACGCGAAGCAGAGTTCTAGCCATGGCGACCCCCACCATCTTTCGCCACTACCGAATACGCCTCCGGCTTTCGCTCAACCGTACGGGTCGATCCGTCCAGGCTGTGGACGGTGAGTGCCGGTCGCCGAATCTGCACCGTTCCATCTGGCGCCATCTCCTGCCGCAGGGCGCCGTAGAAAGGGCCACCCAGGGCGAACGGGTCAGGGATGGCCGACGGGTTTTCAAGCAAGAACTTCTGAAACAGGTTCTGGACCGCAGCGGTAAGTGGCCCCGTGTTCCCTCGGTTGGAGCGGCCGCTCTTGTGGTCTGCGCTGTCCTCGAACTCCCCGCCAATCCAGAGCAGGCCGCCAACGATTCCGGCGTCGCCCGCGCAGACCTCGGCAGCCTCGGCACGGTGGGCATGATTCACCCCCAAGAGATCGCACAGGTCGTCGAACGACAGGGCCTGCTCGATCATTGCTGAGTTTCCGATAAGCCAGGCTCCGCACTCCTCCATGGCTTGCGCCGCAACTCTGGCTCGCTCCCGATATGCCATCCGTTCGCGCTCCAGTGCCTGCTCGGTGAACGGCATGCCCTTGAGAAGTCGTCGCCACTTCTGGCGATGCTCTGCGAAGCTGGCGTCGCGATCGGCATGCACTGCCCGGATGAACATCCGGAGGGCTGCTATACGGACGCGCAGGTTACGGCTGCTGTCGACGCCGAGGTCGATCAGCCGATGCATCGTTGCGCCCTTCATGCCCGACTCTCCTTGTTCGTGTCGCAGATCCGCAGGTCGACGCCGCAGGCCTGGACCAGTTCGGTCAACTCGCCGAGCTTGGTGTTGGGGTTCTGCATCGCCTGGCCCAGGCGGACCAACTGTTGGCCAAGGGTAGCGAGCGGGGTAGGGCGATACCCTGGTGGTGGTGGAATGTCGGAGCCTCTCATCACTGGCATACCTCCCAGATGAACAGGGTCTTGAACGGCTGGAGCGCGGCGCCGGCGGCAACAGCAGCCAGGCCAAACAGCGCGACGAGTGCGAT